ATTAGGAAGGGTCCTACCTGGATAGCTAGTGAACCGTGTACGGTCGATAAACCGTACAAATATAATGATCGGTTTGACATCATTTCTGGAGGTGAATTTTTTGTTGATGGCCAACTGAAATTCACTTCAGAAGATGATGTTGAACCGGTCATTGGATTTGGGTACAAGGACAGGAGGACGAGAATCGCGCCAAGCTTTGCGCACACAGGTGTCATTTACCAACCAACAAATGACACTTTTGCCAGAGCTTTTCGCCGACAAACTTGTGTTCGTCTCTTACAAGAAGTCATTGATGGCAAATATCCAGAAGGAATCGATCATGTGCTTAGGGAAAAGCACAATTCAGGAATTCCGACAGTGGAAATTGAATGTCAATTTGACGACTTTGAATGCCTATCCGAAGGTTATAAGGTACTGCTCGATGAATGCATTAATGATCCACACCCTAAAAGGGCGTTGAGATTGTTGGCATACGACTACCTACATGACGAAGGATTGGAGTTCGAGATGGTGTGGCGTGGTAAATTTGGATATTTGTTGAAACTTAAACGTTGCGAGTGGGCTAAACCAGGTAAGTACGGCAGAACTATTGGGGACTTAAGTACCCTAGGTAGTCTGCAAGGTGCTTACTTTATCGACCATTGCAAAAAGTTCTTATCATCCAAGTTGTTCACGTTTCATGGAAAGACATGTAAGTATATCAAAAGTGCCAATTACTTTGATTTGCTAGATGTTTTTACCAACATGAATGAACAGGCTGATGGCGTTAAATTTTTCGCACACAGTGATGACGGTGTATATCAAACACCAAGCGGACGGGTCGTCAATTTGGACATTTCTTCATGCGACACCACACATGGTAAAGCAATTTTCGATCTTTTGATCAAATTGTTTCCTGGATGTGATGATTGTATGGCAGTATTAGTCAAACAATTGCTCGAACCGATCACGTTGTCGTCTTCAGACAAGAAACAGAAGCTGAGAGTTAAGGGTAAAGAACCAATTCTTTATTCTGGTTCAACAATCACTACTTTAATCAACACAGTGGCCATGTTCCTGATTTTCTCTAAGCTGTCCGAAAGGATGGCTGAAACGAACGAGGAAATCATAAGAGCAGCCATGGAAGTTGGTTATATTTTGGATGTTGCAACGTGCCCTACATTGGGTGATCAACAGTTTTTGAAACACTCGCCTGTAATGTGTGAGCAAGGACTTGTGCCC